AGTATTGAAAAAACACATGTAGACTTTGCTAAAATTAGAGATAAATTAGCAAGAGAAGGATTATTTAAAGGTGCCACTTATAAAGAAGCGATAGCATCCTTCATTAAAGAATACCCTAAACATGATGATGTAATTGAGCATAATAGACTGTTTAAGAAAATTACAGATTTGTATCCTAGTATAAGAACACAAATACCTATACTTGGCAAGGCACTTTATGATATCAAAACAGTATTAGTAGAGAGGTATAAGAAAGGCCAACAAGTATCTACTGAGGACTTAGATGTTTATTTAAAAGATATGTTAGACGAAAAAATACATCGTAATCTAAAAGCCAATAAAGACAAATAAATATCTGCTTTATACTTAAATAGTATTATGGAAGCATCTCCTACATTTTATAATTATAATTACTATGATAATCTTTCTGATTCACAGAAAGTCGCGTTCAATCACTCTGAACAATCTAATGATCAAAGTAAATTAAATTTACATGATATTAGACAAATTATGCATGATCAACAATATACTGATGTATTATTGCCTGAATGGATAATTAATAACGATAGATCAAATTATACAACCTGTACTAATTCTCATGTTACAGATAATGATACTAAGTTAGAAGAGAATAAAAAGATATCATTACATAGAAAAATAATGATACATAATAATTATATAGATGAGGATTATGATAGTAAGGATAATATTAGATATTACTTAAATAGTCATGGTTTTAGATGTGAGGAATTTTCTGATACAGAATGCATAGCATATATAGGATGTAGTCATACGTTTGGCACTGGAGTCACACATGATGAAATATGGCCTGAACTTGTAAGTAAAAAATTAAATATGAGATCAGCAAATATAGGAATACCAGCAGTAGGTATAGACTATTTTAATCTATACATGAATCTATTTTTTAAAGCAGAAATAAGAAATTGTAAAGCAATAGTAGTAATGTTACCACCTTCTATTAGAACATCTTTCTTCTATAATTGGCAAGGGGGCGATGGATATAAACCTGAGGACAAAGGTACTGCTATAGGACAATATGAATGGATGGATGGCCTTAAACATTATTCAACAGAAGATTTAAGTAATGCAACTAATATGACTAAACAATTTGAAAACTGTCACAAAGAAGTATTACAGCATACATTATTAAATTTAGAAAACTGCTTTGATAGAGACTTAACGTCTATTAATACAATACAAAAAGTTGCAGATGATTTAGGAATACCCTGCTTAGTTTATTCCAGTTATTACTTTACTAATGAAAGAATTAGATTAAATTTTCCTTTAGACTTTGGTAGAGACTGTGCCCATGCAGGTAAAAAATCACATGCAAGTATGGCTGAGAAAATAGCAAAAGATATAAAAGTACTATTTGATAAATAGTAATATGAAGATTTCAGAAGTAATTATTGAAACAACGTCTGCAGGTGCTATAGCCACAGTTGCCCAACCTATGGGAAAAATGATTAAACGACCTAATCCTAGTATCTATGCAACTGCAATAAAGAAGAAATCCAAAAAGAAAAAAGCCAAGAAGCAAAATGAAAGCAGTTAAAGATAAAAACGATTATTTAAATTTAATTAGTAGTTCTGAGTCAAGAGTATTCAATAAAGTTGATTTACAAGGCTTTACTGGAGTAAATACTTTAGACGAAAGAGAACAATATATTGCAGAAGAACTTTATAAAAAAGATGTTTTGCAAAAAATACAAAAAGGTGCAAACATTGGCTACAAAACATACCCACAAAAAAAGAAAATATAATCCTAAATTTATTGCAAAAAAATTAGAGAAACTTTCTTCTAATGTTGCAAAAAAAGGTATCTTTGTAGTAAAGAAAACTAAAATAGGATTCGATGTTATTAATTACATTAAAAAAGAAGTCCTTGTAGCAGATATCCCATTTAGTAACGTAGCAAATAACTTCTGTGACAGTCTTAATAGGGACGGTGAAAGCGGAGTAGCACAAATAAAACACCATGTTCATATGTATCATAAACATAATAATGACATTGTATTTTACAAGCACACAATAAGAACTAGTAAAGATACAACACAGGTATTTACAGCAGGTGTGCGTATGCAAGATAGTTTAGGTATGGTCAAAGAAGCCAAAAGACATCTTGCATTTTATTAGAAAAAAATACCACTAATTGATAAATAAGAGTATAGCGAATATATACTTAGGAAGAAACCATGTTTATAAGAGATTTTAACCCAAACGGTAAAACAAAAATTACTAATATTAATAAGTTGTTAAAAGAGCAATTTAATATGACTATCAAGAATTCCTTTCCAAAGAGAGAAAAACTTGAAACTATTAAAGAAATGTCTCAAAATGCAATTATTAAATTAAAGAATACAACAAAGAAATTTCAGTTAGAGCCTGAATATGCAAAATATCTAGGCATCAAAGATGTTATAGATACTATGTTAGCAGAAGGCTACTATGCAGAATCACCAGCATTCATGGAAATGAAAGGAATGTTAGTTGCAAGTGTACAACAGTTAATGGACGGTGGATATACTGTTGAAGAAGCAAGTTCAGAGTGTATGAACAGATTTAGACAAGATGACAGATATGCACATGAAGATGGTGTTGTACTTCCTATTGTTATTAAAGCGGCAAAAGACTACTACGAATCATGTAACAGTAAGCATGAATCTCTAGAAGAGATTGCAATAGATGGTCCTAATACAGACCTAAACGAATACTTATTAAGCGAACTTTCTAAAGAAGTAGGTGTTGAACTTACAGACCCTTCAAGCATAGATGCTATAGAAGAGAAACTTGGATTATTTGCTGAAGTATCAGGTAAAAGCAGAGATACAGTTGTTGGCTTCCTCAACGGCTTAGAAGAAGATGCTTTATCAAATGGTATTAAGTTCTTTGGAGCCAAAGTTGCTCAACATAATACAAACGAAGCAACGAAATATGGCCATAGTCTCAGAGATAAAGGCATGAGCGACGAAGAGATTGCTAAAAAATTAAACATGAAATCTGATGAAGTTAAAGACATGCTTGATAAAACAGAAACAAAAGAAAGCATGTTTGATGATATTATAGATGACATGTTATCAGAAGAAATAGAAGGTACTACTGTAGAAGAAGCAGAAGTTGTTATGGCTGTTAGAGCATTAGCAGATGATATTCAGGACCACGTAGAAAGACTAGGTAGAATGGCAAATGAAGATATTCCAGCAATAGCAGATCAAATGATACATGAGTTTGGAGCAGATAGAGCCGCAACATTTAAAGACTCAGCAGAGCAAGTTTTAAATCAAGCATTAGAAAGTTCTAAACAGGCAAAAGAAGGTGTTAACCAACTAGTTGGCGGCATTACTGGTACAGGAGAAGATATGACTGGACTAGGTGATACTAGTGAATTAGGAAATATTGATACTGATCTAGGTGGTGACTCAATAGACGACTTAGCAATGGACGAGCCTGAAATGGATATGAACGAACCAGCGGCGGCAGGCCCAGAAGAAGAGCCACTAGGTAGAGCACCAATAGAGGTTTAAATAATGCTCATTACTGAGGTAGTAAACGTAACAGAATCTTACGAAAACGAATTACTATTAGCAGTACAAGACCTTATGTCGATGGCAATGTCTAAAGACATGAAAAAATTATCTACAGAAAAGTTCCAAGCAAAACTTAAAGATCAAGGTTTCGTAGCATCAATAGAAGATATCATACAAGCAGTTGATAAATCAGGATATGCTAATAGTGTTGATAAATTTGCTATAGTACCTAAAGATGAATTAGCAGATTTAACTAGTGATGATCCTAAAGAACCAGAAGACCAACTTGATGTAAGTAACATGGCAGGTGATCAAGCAATGGCAGATATTAAGGCGGAGTTATAATGGCTAACATATTCGTAAATGCCACACAGGCAAGAACAAATTCCAGAAACAATAGTGTAATACATGGTGAAATAAGATCCATAGAAAACCTTGTACTGGCTAACGTTGATGCTGGTGTATTATATGCAAACGTTACTTCAGGTACTACAATGACTAGTAGTAATGTATATTACAATGTACACAATTCTATCACAACAGATCCAACAAAAAGCGATCAAATAAATTATGTTAAAGAGTATTTCGTGAACTTAGGTTACGGAGTTTCCATTTTAACTAATTCTAGCTCAAATAATACTATTACCTGGAACATTTCCTGGTAAGTACTAGTATATAAATAACTTTTAAAGAATAATAAATGTTAAACCAAAAATATGACTATCCAGCCTTGCGACGTGAAACCCAAAAGAACGGTAAAAGACAATACGTAGGCGATTCAGGAAAACCAGTTCCAAGTGTTACAACAGTACTTTCAGACACAGGAGATAAAACAGCCTTAATCAACTGGCGTAAACGTGTTGGTGACGAAGAAGCAAATAGAGTAAGTAGAGAGTCGGCAGGCCTAGGTACTAAAGTACACAATGCTATAGAAAAATATATTTTACAAGAAGAATACGAAATAAAAGGAAACAACTTTATTAGTATTATGGCAGAATCCATGACAAACGAAATGATTACTAATGGTCTTAGTAAAGTAGATGAGTTATGGGGTGTTGAAGTAGGATTAATTGCAGAAGGATTATATGCAGGCACGTCAGATGCTATTGGTATATACGAAGGCGAACATGCAATAATTGATTTTAAAACATCTAAAAAAATCAAACCTCGTAAATGGATTGAAGATTACTTTATGCAAGGTTGTGCATACGCATTAGCACACAATGAGATGATGGGCACTGAAATACGCAAAGTAGTTATACTAATGGTAGACAGAGATAGTAACTTTAAAGAATACACTATCAAAGATGAAGAATTTGATACCTATTGTGACAAGTGGTCGGATAGACTAGCAGACTATTATAACAAACAATAGTAAAAGATGATAAATACTAATAAGTTAGGAGACTTATAAGTATGGCAACACTAGATACAAATAATAATGTAATCATTTCAAGGATACAACAACGTAGAGGTCTGAAACAAGATTTGCCTCAGCCGTTAAGATCCGGAGAGTTTGGTTTTGCTACGGATAGCAAACAACTTTATATAGGCGGGGACTTAGATTCCACATCTAATATAAGTGTTGCTGAATCAACCACAGGTGCATTAACACATACATTAGGAATCTCTAATACAAGAATTATACATTTTACAGTACCTCATAAAAGATTTAATGTAGGAACATATGATGGAGTAGCAACTTCAAGTTCATGGGCATTAACATCAGATACTTTCACTGGTAGTGGTACTCCAGTATTTAATGTAAATATTACTACATCACCTACAGCATTTCCAGTAGCAGGAAGCAGTAATAGTACAAGTATAACAGTAGGTTCAACTAATGCATTCATTAGTATAGGCGATGTTTTAACAGGAACAGACGTAACTGGAACAGTATCAGTAACCTCAGTAACAACAAATAGTGGTAATGCAAGTCAATTAGATTTAGTATTGTCTTCTGCACAAACATTAACTACCAGTAATTTAATTACATTTGTACCTAACAACATTAAAAATATTTTAACAAATGAAAAATTTAAATCAACAGATGTAACAGTATTAAAAAATACAATTAAACTTACAGGTGATGATACAAGTGCAATACCGTCTTCCGATACAGATTATAGTTTAAGTACATCAACACTTGGTTCTAATACTCATACATTAACATATAGAATAGCACCTTTACAAACAGACGAGATTGCAGTTACATATTATAGTAACACATCAATTACTAAAGCATTATCAAATACTACAACGGTATTTGCTGGTACTACAACACAAAGTTTTTATACACAAGAAAGTATTCCTACTTATAGACAATTATCTAATTCTTTAGTTAGAGTTAATGAAACAAGAGGAACAGGATATATTGGATTAGAATTTAAACATTTAGCAATATTTGAAGATGGTTCTATTATATCTAACCCATCAAGTTTAACATTAGGAAATTTATTAGTTAGTAACAATTCTACTAAAAGTATATCTCCAGTTGGGTTATCAGCAAGTGGTGCCACAGTTACTATACTTACAGGTACAAGTGCATTATATAGTAATGCATCAACAAATGACCATGTATACATTGAAAAAGCAAGTACTGATGCAAGTAACGTAGAATTCGGTCCTAGTTGGGTACATGGAAAAACATTAAAAGTTTCAAATGTGCAAACTAATACAATGCAAATAACATTACCAACAGGTAATACATGGCAGACTGCAAGAGAAGTAACAGCATCAGCGGCATCAGGAAGTGTAGTAACACTTACCGGTAATGTAGCAGGTGTTACTAATGGAGATTATGTAGATTTTGTTGGAGCAAACGCAACACAATTAGGCAATGCCTCTTATCAAGTTACTTCTGTTTCTGATACAGGATTTACTGTAGTTGATGCAACTGTGTCATCACCTATTACAGCAGGATTAGATTATATTAATTTTGGTTCTGATAGTTCCAAAGCAAATGTACAAATTATAAGTAATGTACACGGATTGTCAACAGGTGCTAAAGTAGAATTTAAAACTTCAAGTCTTGGATCACAAGTTAGTGTTGCATTAAAAACTTTACTAGCAGGTACATCAGATAATACATACTTTATTACAGCAACAGCACCCGTATCAGCGAACGTTATAGGTACTGCTGACACAGTATTAAGTAGTATTACTAAAATACACCATACTCCTGTAATAAGTTTAGATTTATCAACGAATACAACAGTAACAGAAGCAATAGCAACAGTACAAAATAGTGCAGAATTTCCTAACATTGCTCTGATACCTGATGTTGCTAATAAAATTTATATCAGCACTAAGGCTTCTAATGACTCTGTAAGTTCAGCAAGTGGTCCAGGTGTTGAATTTACTTTACATGAAGATTCAACAGGCACATTAGGTGCATTAGGATTAACTTCTGGAAGTAAAACAAGAACTAATAATACTGTTAAAGCAAAACTTGAAAGATGGCTTAATGATATTGTAATTAATAAAGATGTTGATATATTTAGGTCAGTTCTAAGTAATGATAATTTTAGTACTACATCGACTAGTAATTTAGGTACATTTAATCTAGATATTACTGATAATGATGATCAGCAATTCATTAGATTTGGTACTAGGGAAGAAGCACAAAACTTTAATTATATAGTTAATAACTTATATTATTCTACATCAAGTCCTGATATTAAAGGCTTATTGAATCTTAATACAAATATACAATTACTTACCTCTGAAACAGCAGGTGGTGGACAAAAATTAACAACGTTTGATTCAATTAATTCAGCAACTATTTCTAATAGTGGTAGCTCACAACTTGTCCTAACTGTAGATGCCTCATCATATGATAGTTTTGTTTTAAACTATACATGTAAGTATGACGGAACAACAGATGGCAACTATAGAAGAGTTGGAAATATGCTACTAAATACATTTGGTAATACAGCATCAAATCCTACAGCATCAGAAGTATTAATGCAGGATATGGCAACAGACGTTGCACATATATTAAGTGGAGAAGTACAGTTTACATCTGTTAGAAATGGTACAAACATAGAAATATCTGCAATCAATTCAACTGGTAAAACATTATCTATGAAGTACATTACCCAACGTTGGTCATCATAATATATAAATGTTTGTAAACCTACAAACGCCAGAACAACGGTTATCTAAATGGCGAGATATAAGAAATAAAAACCATGCTAATATACAAGAAGTACTAGAAGACTTCTCTTCTATTAAATTGAGTTCTAGATATTTAGATTATTATACTCCCAAGAGCTGGCCGAATCCTTTTGAAATTGTAAATGAAGGATATTTTTGTCAGAGCGGAGTATCATTAGTTCTTGCATCTACTCTTGTGTACAAAGGTTTCTTATTTGAGGATAAAATTATATATCCGGTGATAAGTAATAACATAACAGGGAATTCAGGGTTAGTTATACTATGTGATGATCTAGTATATAACTTTACTCCCAATAAGGTAGAAACATGGGATTATGTCAAAGAGAATTCCACAGTATTTCAGATACATAATTTACAAAAAAACATAATTACTTCTTGATTTTAGTATTGTTTTATGTTACAATAGACATAAGATAAATATGAATGTTGACAGAATAAATTTAGTTTTTAAGGACACAGAAACACATGCAGGTAAAGAAGAGAGACGGCACACTAGAAGATCTTAACGTAGAAAAATTACATAAAGTTGTCATGTATGCCTGTGAAGGCATTGCAGGCGTAAGTGCTAGTGAAGTTGAAATACATTCTCAAATACAATTCTTCGACGCAATAGCATCAGAAGATATACAAGAAACACTTATTAAAAGTGCGGCAGATTTAATTTCAGAAGAAACCCCAAACTATCAATATGTAGCAGGTAGGCTAATTAACTATCATCTGCGTAAAATGGTTTATGGTAAATTTACACCTCCTTGTTTATGCGACATTATTGATGACAATATAAACAAAGGGTTTTACGATAAAGAATTTACTAAACTGTTTACTAAAGACGAGATAAACGAGTTAAACGATCACATTAAGCATGAACGAGATGAAGTATTAACTTATGCGGCTATGGAACAATTCCGTGGTAAGTACCTAGTACAAAATAGAGCAACTGGTGAGATATTTGAAACACCACAAGTAGCATATATAATGATAGCGGCTACATTGTTCAGTAAGTATCCTGCAGAAACAAGAATGAATTATATTAAAGATTATTATGATGCTATTAGTACATTTAGAATTTCCCTGCCTACACCAGTTATGGCAGGTGTGCGTACACCACAAAGACAGTTTAGTTCCTGTGTATTAATTGAAACAGGAGATAGTCTAGATAGCATTAATGCAACTTCTAGTGCCGTAGTTAAGTATGTAAGTCAGAAAGCAGGCATTGGTATAGGTGGTGGAAGTATTAGAGCGGTAGGCTCAGCAATTAGAAATGGTGATGCTACTCATACAGGAGTTATCCCCTTCTTTAAAATGTTCCAGTCAGCAGTTAAATCATGCTCACAAGGTGGAGTAAGAGGCGGAGCGGCCACATTATACTATCCGCTATGGCATTTAGAGATTGAGGACTTATTAGTACTTAAGAATAATAAGGGCACAGAGGACAATAGAGTGCGTCATATGGACTATGGAGTACAGTTCAACAAACTAATGTACGAAAGACTTTTAAGTGGTGGAAACATTACATTATTTTCCCCACATGATGTACCAGGATTATATGATGCTTTTTTCCAAGACCAAGATAAATTCCAAGAGTTGTATGAGAAAGCAGAACGTATGACAAGCATTAGAAAAAAATCTATACCTGCACAAGAACTTTTCACAGCATTTATGACTGAGAGAAAAGACACAGGTAGAATATATTTAATGAACGTTGATCATGCAAATACACATGGTTCGTTTATAGAAGAAAAAGCACCAATTAAACAAAGTAATTTATGTTGTGAAATTAACTTACCAACTAAACCTCTGAATGATATAAACGATCCAGACGGTGAAATAAGTTTATGTACATTAAGTGCTATAAATTGGGGAGCAGTAAAAGATACAACTGAACTTGATAAAGTATGTAATTTAAGTGTAAGAGCATTAGATGAATTATTAGATTACCAAGAATATCCTGTATTAGCGGCAGAACTTAGCACAATGAATAGACGTCCTCTTGGCGTAGGCATTATTAACTTTGCATATTGGTTAGCAAAGAATGGTACTACATATCAAGATCCAGATTTAGAATTAGTTGATACATGGGCAGAAGCATGGAGTTACAGTTTAATTAAAGCAAGTAACGAACTTGCAAAAGAGAAAGGTGCATGTACTTTAAATATGGAAACTAAATACGGACATGGTATAACGCCTAATCAAACATATAAAGCAGATGTAAACGAATTAGTTAAACATAAAGAACGAATGGACTGGAAAGGACTTAGAGCAAGTTTAAAAGAGCATGGTATTCGTAACTCAACACTAATGGCACTTATGCCAGCAGAAACATCAGCACAAATTAGTAACAGTACAAACGGTATTGAAGCACCTAGAAGTTACATAAGTATAAAACAAAGTAAGCACGGTGTATTAAAGCAAGTAGTACCAGGTTTTCCTTACTATAAAAATAAATATGATTTACTATGGGACCAAAAGTCACCTACGGGTTATTTAAAAATAATGGCGGTCCTACAAAAGTACATAGATCAAGGAATTTCGGTAAATACGAGTTACAATCCAGAACACTTTGAAGATGAAAAAGTACCAATGAGTGTATTGCTTACAGATATCATTACTTTTTATAAATATGGTGGCAAACAGTTATACTACAATAACACATACGATGGACAAGGGGAGATAGATATCAATAAGGACGATGCGTCTGATCAATTGGAACTATCTGAAATAGACGAAGAAGATTGCGAGAGTTGTAAAATATAATGACAGTTTTAAATACAAAAAATAGAGTAGATCATACAAAGGTTAAAATGTTTCTAGATCCATCAGGCGGTCCAGTTATGCAAAGGTATGATATATTAAAATACAAACAGTTTGATAAATTTACTGACAAGCAATTAGGCTTCTTTTGGAGACCAGAAGAAGTAGATATTTTAAAAGATGCAACAGACTTTAAAAATTTAACTGATCACGAACGTCATATTTTTACTAGTAATTTAAAACGACAAATACTACTTGATAGTGTACAAGGTCGTTCACCCAATATTGCTTTCCTACCTATAGTTAGTCTTCCGGAAGTAGAAACATGGATTGAAACATGGGCATTTAGTGAAACAATTCATAGTAGAAGTTATACACATATTATTAGAAATGTATATCCTAATCCAAGTAAAGTATTTGATGAGATGTTAGATATACAAGAAATATGTGATTGTGCAGATAGTATTACTGCATGTTATGACGAACTAATAAAATGGAATGATTTACTATCAAGTGGTAGTAAAAAATATAACGCATATGAACATAAAAAAGCAATATGGCTATGTTTAATGAGTGTAAATATTTTAGAAGGTGTACGTTTTTATGTTTCGTTTGCTTGTAGTTGGGCCTTTGCAGAACTTAAAAGAATGGAAGGAAATGCAAAAATTATAAAGTTTATTGCTCGAGACGAAAACGTTCATTTGGCTAGTACACAAACAATGTTAAAACTATTGCCACAAGACGATAAAGACTTTGAAAAAATAAGAAAAGAAACATATGATCAATGCACACAAATGTTTGTAGATGCAGTTGAACAAGAAAAAGCATGGGCAGACTATTTGTTTAAAGACGGTAGCATTATTGGACTTAATGCTGAACTACTCAAACAATATGTAGAGTTTATTGCGGCTAAAAGAATGCATGCCGTGGGACAGGAAAAATTATATAATAAAGGAACAAATCCTTTACCTTGGACGCAATCTTGGATTACAGGCGGTAGTGTACAAGTAGCACCACAGGAAACAGAGATTAGTAGTTATGTAATTGGTGGCACTAAACAAGATGTTGACGGAGATACCTTTAAAGGTTTAAGTTTATAATATGAAATTAGTAGTTTGTGGTTGTAGTTGGAGTTCCAGAGACCCTAATCATTTAGATACAGAATTTGGATATTATATATCCAAGCACTTTGGTTGGGAATATCAAAACATTGCCAGACCAGCATGTGATAACTTTGGTATTAGACTGCAAATAGATTATGCTGTAAATGTATTAAAAGCAGACTTTGTTATTGTAAGTTGGACAACACCTTGTAGAATAGTATGGAATAATACAGGTAAAGAATACAGTATATTTGAAGGACTTAAACAATTAGACTATGATGTAGAAAATATTAGAGACGATGGATCACCTGGTACTTTTACAAGAACTTCACATCCTGATTACCCAAACGATACACCTGTAATAACTAGCCAAAGTCTAATTAGTATATTAGAAAACAATCTAACCTGTACTTACGAAGAAGCATGTTATAACTGGTGGATGTTAGAGCAATATTTTACTTCAGATCAATTTTATGCATTTAGAAAATGGTATATGTATATGTATGATCACGATTTAGAAGCACATAAGCAACTATATATGATGCAAAGTGCTGTAGAACTGATGCAACGTAAAAATATAAAATTTTTATTCTGCCCAAATACATTTACATTTAAACAAACAGAAACAAACTTAAAACAACCTGATCATCTAAACAGACAGACTATAGCAATAGACGAAACACAACATGGAACCGAGAAATATATATTTGATTTTGTTCCTGACAATAATATGTTACAGCCTGGTATAGCATCTGCATTACAAAGTGATCACAAAAGGATGAAAAAGCAAAATTTAGAAAACGAACCAGGCGGAGATTATACGCATCATCTAAGCCCACAGGCACAAGAAGAGTGGTCTCGCAATTTTGCTATACCTAAAATTCAATCCATACTAGATAATTCTTAATAAATACTATACAACACACAGAGAAAGAATATGTATGATATCAAAAGCCTTGTAGGCAAAACAGTAACAATTAAATTAACTTCAGGTGTAGAACTTATTACTAAGTTAATAGGTTATGTAGCAAAGGATAAAAATGTTACATGTGAATACCCTATGACAATCATTATTAATGATGGTGAAGTGGCGGCTGTTCCTTACCAATATACTGGTAACTCAAGTGAAGTAATATTTTCCCTTAATAAAATATTAACTATATGTCCTACGTTATCCAAACCAGAAGAAGATTACTTACTATTAGTTGCTAATTCAAAAGAAGTAGAGCCAGAAACTGTAGAATCTGCATAAATACTAGTATGACAACATGCAGAGTAGGAATGGATATGGCAGGCGGCGGTATAATTATCGGGCCTGGCGCACCAACAGTAATGGTAGAAGGTGTACCAATTAGTACAATTGGTGACGGAATAGCGACACACGGAGAAGCACCTCACACATCAGGCAGTAGTTTGATAGCATCAGGAAGCAGTACTGTTTATGCAGAAGGAAAATTTGTTTCTATTGCACCTGGTACAGTTAGTTGCGGTCACACATTATCCCCAGGATCAACAACAGTCATAACAGGACTATAAAATGCCTAATCTCGTCTCAGTACGAGGTCCCCATGCTCGAGGTCCTATGGACAATATTAGAGTCCAATGGAATATGGGCAACTTATGTAACTACGAATGTGAATACTGCCCTAGTATATTACACGACGGTTCCAAGCCATGGTTACCCTTAGAGTCCTATTTAACGACCATAGAGCGCCTTTCCCAGCATTATAACAACTTGGGTAAACGTGTGGACTTTGAATTGATAGGTGGAGAAGTTACAGTTATTCCTGGATTTGAAGATATTATACGAAAAATAAGTGAATACGATACACATAACGTAGTATTTACAAACGGTAGTAGAACAGTTAAATGGTGGAGTAAAGCAAAGCATTATATGGATGGTGTTGTATTAACATTTCATCCTGACTCACAAAACAAACAGCATATAATAGATGTAATAAATGAAATTAAAGATCATGTTACAATAGATATTAACATCGCTGGTATAGGTGGACATGTACAAGATCTAGGAGATTTTGTAGAAGAATTAAGAGTATTGTTTTTAAATTGTGAACATAATAGATATGATAATGTAAGTATATGTGTTAAAACAATGTATAAGAAGCTCTTAGGCGTTCACAGTAAGCAGGAAACATACTGGAACTACACAGATCAAGAACTAGAAGTGTTACAACGTCCTGGTATTAAGCCAATGCCTCCAGTAGAGCAAATAGAACATGTAGAAGAGGATAATGAACTACATGAGCATGTTGAAGATACTTCTTGGATGACAGAATTTTTATATGATGACGGAACAGCAAAGTATGTACAAAGTCATCAAATAATTAATCAACGTTTAAATTCTTTTAAAGACATGAAATGTCATTTAGGATTCGAAAGTTTAAATATAGATGCAACAGGAGAGATGTATAGTAGTTGGTGTGGTGCTGTAAACTTTGGTAATATAAGTAATCCTAATTGGAGTTTACCTGCAAGTGAAGTTTCTTGTCCCTTTGAATATTGTAATAATATCTCAGATATTGCTATTACTAAGACTGCTTAGTTCCAATAGAACTTTTTAATATTCTTTTCTAATATACAATCTTCATGGTTCTTATTGTAATAGAATAAATTTTTTAATAAAACATTGTCCATAAACACTTTATCTTTTTGATGTTTCCCATGTTTATCTTTTAAAAATCCATTAAATGTTTGTACAATATATTGTTGGGCCTTTTTATCCCAATCATTACATAAGCAATTATTAAATACTTCAAAACTTTCTCTACTACAAAATACATGTCCAGTAAAATTTATAAAAACTTCGTTGTTATAATCTAAATCCAATTTATATTCACTTGATCTATCTGGTACTCTAATATTAAATATGTCTTGTCCCTCATCATTTTTTAAGAAATATCTTAAACTCAGGAATCCTAATGTAGTGCGATATAAATTTTTATGTTGTAAATTTAAATCCCTATATGTTGCTATTGCTTCTGTAACATCATGTAAAAAAACGTTTTCATAAGGTAAATTATCTGTTACATAAATGACATCATGTAACCAGTTGCCTTTTTCATTGAATACATTCTTTACACCGCCTTCAAATGTATTACCTTTTGTAATTTTTATACTATTATTATTTTGCTTACATATTTTAAGAAAAGGTAGCAAATCAATCAGATTATGTTGATAACCAACATATTCTATAATTGTTTTATTTTTTGTTTGTTTTAAAAAATTATGAATACTGTCCCAATTAATATTACTTACAACACTATCTGTATTGTTTTCTATACCATAGGAAAAAAGATAAAAACTAGAATTGTTATCTAATAAAGTCTGTATTAGATCTGTATCTAAATTACTACCATATGTAAAAATCATAAACTCAATATCTAATTCTTTACATAATTTAGATAAGTTTACTATATTAGAATACTCTAAAGAATCTCCATAGAAACTATTACAAAATACTTTTTTGGGAGTATTTTCTGTAATAAATTCTTTTAGTAAATTAAAGTCACATTCCTGAATAGGATAATTACGTTTACCTATACGGCTACAAAACCATTGACCTTGAGGGGATAAACTATTAAAAGTTTTATTGTAAGATGTTAAATCTAAGTGTAATGTGTCAATCAACTTTTAATATTTTAATATAATTTATAACTTACCTACAGGTAAGTTAGATTGATTACCAAACTGAGGTGATAGTTCATAGTTAATAGTTGTATTTAAGTCATACTCTGCATTATCAGTGTCATAGTAATAACTGCTTACACTACCTTGTAATTCTGTTTCATCAGTTTCATATAAACCTACTGTATACTCTTCAACTTGGTAAACATCACCTATTTTACCTTTAACGCCAAATGTATAAAATCCAGGAGTTCTGTCAGCCGCAACACCAGAAGTGTCTATACTTAATATTCCTGTATTTGTATCAAATGTCATCCAAGGTGTTAAAGGACTGAATGTAAGAACTTCAATATTAGTTGCACTTCCATTAATACCTAAATCTATAGTTGCAGATTCTCCTCGTTTTACATTACCTATAACACTTGATGGAGTAGAAAATAAATCTACAGATGCATCAGCACCTCCAGAGTCTAACTGTAGAACAGGATATTTTTTAGCAGTACTGTCATGGAACACGTGACCATCTTGATCCGAGGTGTCCATCGTTATCAATATACTTTTAAGACTACCTTCTGCAACTAATACTTCTTTAATTTTATTAGAATTAAATGTTGGATGTTTTTCAATTAATCCTGCAACACCACCTGCAACTAGGCCTGAGGAAAGACTTGTTCCACTACCTGAAGAATATAATGTATTAGCAACTGATACTGCATAACATACATCTTGTCCAATTGCTAAAATATCAACTGGAGCACCGTAGTTTGGCATTGAGACACTAGCACTTCCGCCGTCCCATGCTGTATTTGTAAATTGTGAAATTTTATAATTTCTGTCATGTGAACCAACAGTGATAATTTCTTCTATACCTGCTGGAGAAAAAGTGTTTACATCTTCATCTTTATTACCAGCCGCCGCAACTACTACAACGTTTGCATTGTTAAGTTCCATTACTTTAGAATCAATTAAATCGTTTTGCGTAGTAATCCAAGGAGCACATAATACTTTAACATCTGTATTATCATTTGCATTATGATGTGCAAGTATTTTACTAAATGCTGTCACAACATTACCAACTGAAGTCTCGCCTGCTACTGAATCATATAGTTTAACATTAATTAATGTGGCATCTTTTGCTGTACCAATATTATCGCCCATAATTAACGAACCTACTGCTGTACCGTGACCTACGTTGTCTTCGTAATCAGTATTATAAGCATCACCTTCTGGATTGGTGTCATATGCTGTCCATAAGTTAGTAACAGTACCATTTGTAAATTCTGTATGATTTGCATTTATACCTGAATCTACTAGATATACAGTTTTTCCGCTTCCTGTATATTTGGATACAAACGCTTCATTAACAATACCGTTACCTTCATCGTCTACTTTTCTTCTATTATCTACATAACTAAAATGACTAGTATCTAATACTGATGCTTCTAATCCGCTGTTTGCGTCTGTTAAAGAAGAATACTTTACACCAGACATTGCCGCTAATTGTTCAGCAGTCCCGTCTATTTGGTATGTCATGTTTAAATCGAAGGTTGTTGTAACTGATGCTCCGGTGGTTGTGATTGCACTTTGAGCCGCCGCCGCGTCTGCGTGGACTCCGGCGTCCATTTCTACTATATAACTTGCCATTTTGTTTTAACTCCAGTAAATAGGTAATATGATTGCTATTTTATATAAGTATTTATCATATATTGAAGAAAAACAAATAGGATACTGATATAATGAAACATGATATAGGAGGCTTATCTTTAGATTTAGATAATTTATTATTTAAACTTAAATTTAATGATCCTGGTGCGGATGTATCCTTAGTAGACTTATGTATAGAAAAAATAAAAGAATATAAAAACCCTTTAGTATGTTTAAGCGGTGGATACGACAGTCAATTTATGTGTCTACTTTTAAAACAAGCAGGTATAGAGTTTACCGCAGTAACATACGAAACTATGTGGGGTCTGAATGTTGTAAATTCTCCTGATGCATACATGGCACAGAATTTTGCAAGGAAACATGATATACCATTGCAATTAATACAATTAGACTTCAAAACATTTTTAGAATCAGAACAATATTTAGAATATTCTGTAAAGTACCATACAAGTAGTCCACAAATAGCATATCATTTATACTTTCTAGACCAAATAGATTATACAGATAGAAGTATAGTAATGGGAGGAGATATTCCAAGATTCAGTTTAAACGAAGAAACAGGAAAAATAGAGAGTACTGTTCACAGTAACGTAGATCTTTTTAGATCTACAATAATACCATACAAAGTATATGCAGAACAAAACAATGTTAAAATGTGTAAAGATCTTCTTTTTTATACACCAGAATTATTTTTTAAATCTTTAGAAAATTATACAGACTTAATTAAAAAGCACAATGTTATAGGCACTCAAGACGTTTCAACTACAGGAAATTATTTAAAAGAACTTTATTATAATAATATTACTGAAGAAAACTGTGAACCTAACTTAATGTCTAACACAGGATTTGAAAACATTAAATTGCATTTTATGAGCATATCAGGTGATTATGATGATTTTAATAACAAATATAGAGCACCAATTATATCTTTGTTAGATACCTATTATAAAAAAACATATGGTATATCAAAATGGGGTAATGTAATAACAAAGCATCAAGGATTTGACCAGGTAGTTACATTACTAGATGACATACAAGATTATTACGACAACAATTCTATAGAACTTATTAAGCACTATAAATTAGAATTCTAAAAAACAGACCCGTTTAGACCCATTTTTTAAAAAGTATTATAAATAGGTTGTATAGCATAATATAACTTAACTTTATATCAACCTCCAACATGATAAAATCGTTTTTTACATTATGGCTGGTCTGTTCCATCCAAATAGACAGCCAAAATTACGGCGCTCTTAGAAGTTTGAGGCAGATTATCAATATCGGCATTTATCATGAGCCATCGCACAATTAGTAATATAAAAGATAGACTAGAACTACTTACATTAACAACAGTATTTGTTGTAAGTATTTTAGCACTTACACCAGGAACATAATATGAGAGAATTAGGAATGAGTTTACTAGGGTGTCTAGTAATAGCAACATTTTTTGTGACCAAAGTTTATCCGTCTTTAGAGTATACTGGTTACAGCAGTAACCAATCTTGTACAGGTGAATGCTATAGAGAGTATGTTGCATTAAATGGAACGTCAGTAGATCAACTAAGAGCCCAACAGGCCTTAGCCGCAGGTGACCCATTTAGTGATATTAGAAGTTTATGGTCAGGTTGTGCCGCATGTCATGGACCTGATGGTGGCGGTGGTGTAGGACCTAAACTTGCTGGACAAACAGCAGACTACATAAGTGGCAGACTAATAGCATATAAGAACAACGAACAAGTAGGACCAATGAGTGCTATGATGTGGGGACAAGCGGCAATGCTGTCCGACAAAGACATCAGCATGATTGGTGAATACATACAGGCAGGCTTACCTGGAAAATAATGAACCAAAATACTAAACAATTAGATTTTGAATTTACTACACCGTATCAAGATGTAGCAAGACAACCTGGAATGAAATGGGCACCAGAACCTTGTACTCCAGAGGAAATGGATCATTGGAGAGAAAACGATTACTGGAACAAAATGGATTTTGATCCAATGGTAATGTTTGTAGTGATACCTGCTGTTATACAGATTGTTGTATTTGGTGGAATGTTAGCCGTTATGCTACTTAATCAATTTATCTTTTGATTAAAGATGCAGTAAAGGCCGTTCTAGGTGTTGGAACAAAGTCTGAAAGTAAAATTAAAATAACACCCTTGCGAATTATCCTATTCGCATTATTAGTAGCAAGTATATTTTTAGGTACAATCTCATTGTTACTTGTTCTTGCTAGTATTGTAACATAATTGACAAGCCTTTAATTTAATGTATAATAAGACATTTAGATAAGTAGTGATATGGCATTTGTAGTAGGAAGTCCTTGTGTAGGTTGTAAAGATACGAAATGTGTCGAAGTGTGTCCGGTTGATTGTTTTTACGAAGGACCTGACATGTTAGTAATCAATCCTGACGAATGTATAGATTGTGCTTTATGTGAACCAGAGTGTCCTGTAGATGCAATATGGAGTGATGATGAATTACCTCCTGAGCAAATTCCGTTTATAGAAATAAACATGAGAATGGCAGACGTATGGGAAAACATTACAGAAACAAAAGAACCTATGGCACATGAGAGTCCATATACATTAGAACAAGCAATAGAGGTAGCAGAAAAAGATGATTGACGGCGTAATATTAGTAGCAGTATTTTTAATAGCAATGATAGGTGTTTTTACACTTATGGTACAAGTATTGAGTGGCCCAGGAGGAAGTAAAGGTATTACAAAACCTTATATAACCAAAAGTGGAACATTACATACTGCAAAGAAAAGTAGAGAAAATTATATAGTATGAATGTTATAGAGAATAATTACTACAATGATGTAGTAACTTCTGAGCATTTGCACTCACTTATAGAAATATATAATAACATTGGTGATTATCAAACTGACACTATGAAAAAAGCATCTGGTACTGATGCAGTATTAGAAATACTAAAAAACATACCACAAATAGATGTAGCAAGAATAAAAACTTGTCATTTTTATAAACACAAAGTTCCTTATTTTCCTCATACAGACTTTCGTTCAGATGAAGTAGAAAATATGGTTATACCTTTACAAGTAAAAGGAGGAGATAATCCTTATCTCGTTGTATTTGATCAATACTTTGAAGAGCCTAGTATTACTTGGACATTTAGAGAAGATGTACATTTTGAAATTAATACAGGTGTTAAAGGAAGACCAGTTGACTTTAGCAATGTTAAAAAATTAACAGAAGAAACCATAGATGAAGACCTGTATAATAAATGCTTATATCATTATCCCAAAAAATATTGGCATGGGCTAACTGGTAAGTCTTATGAATTCCTTCCAGGCTCTATAATTAAATTTGATTCCAAAAAAATCCACTGTACTAGTGCTATGGAATGTAGCAGTAAGTTAGGTCTAACTATACGATTTAAGTAATCATACTGATAAATACTACTGTAATCGGCAGGTAGAGGCCGTATAGATAAACACAGGAGTAACAAATGTCAGTTAAAGATATGTCATACCGTGAACGCGGATTATTGTTGAGCATGTATGCACACCAATGTTATCAATCACCAGATCAACTTTTAGAAGGCAGACCTGGAATTAAAAGTCTAGACCCAATCAAAAAGTTTTTAAACAAACCATTACCACCAACATTTATAGATGTTGACGGAGCTCAGGCTTATGTAATGAGTGATAAGGATGATGTATTAATTGCATGTAGAGGTACAGAGCCTACAGCACTCAATGACGTACTGGCAGACTTAAAAATGTTTCCTGTAAAGCATCATATAGCGGGTAGAGTCCACAGAGGATTTTATGCAGAATATGAAAAAGTTATGCCTGGCATATACGATGCTCTTAAAAAACATGACAAGAAACAAACCAAAACATTATGGATAACTGGACATTCATTAGGCGGAGCAATGGCAGTATTAGTTGCGGCAGAACTTAACACTTGTCCTCTAGGTGTATCCGGTGGATTACATACATTTGGACAACCAAGAGTAGGTAATAAAGAATTTTTAAAATCTTTAGAAGGAATGAAATATTACAGATATAGAAATAACAACGATGCTGTAACGGCTGTACCACCTTCCTTCTTATTATTTAGACACGGTGGAGTATTAAGATATATTAATACATATGGTAATATTAGACCAGCAACTTGGGCTCAACGTTTTAAAGACAAATGTAGAGGTCATTGGATGGCTCTTAAATCATTTAATTTAATAGATGGTTTTGCTGATCATAGTATGGGTGCATATCACGAGTACCTATATAACATGGACGACAACGGCGATCAATTACCAAAATAAGGATAAAATATGAACTGGTTAATAATATTATCATTAAAGGCTATCCTATCTAGCATTATAGGTAGTAGTTTTTATGCTTGGTTTAAGAATACTAAAGTAGGTGTTTGGTTCCAAGTTAAGATGGATAACACAATGGAGTGGGTAGCAAAAAGATATGACATAGAAATTGCAACAAGAGAAGAAAAGTGGTTAGCCCAGTACCCGTTATTAGGACAACGTATTGTTGACTTAGAAAAAGAAGTTGCTAAACTTAAGAAAAAGAAGTAGCAATACATAGTGTTAAGTACACCAAGTGGTGGCGATAAATACAGTAAGTAATAAAAGTAACATAGGAAAAATTACATGTCAAATAAAACACCATACGAAATACGTTTGGATTTGGTAAGAGAGGCAAAAGATATTCTTCAGGCAAGAGCAAAGACTCCGGAAGATATGCCTACAACACAAGATGTTTTAGAAGAAGCAGAAAGACTAAACGAATTTGTTTCCAAAAAACCTTTCTCAGACAAGTAACGTAATAAAAACTTAAGAGCACCATAAGTGCTCTTTTTTTTGGCTTCTGAAAATATGATAAATACACTTACATATAAAGACATTATAACTGACACACATAATATTATTTGCAAATATAACATACAAACAGGAGAAATATTATGTTAGATCCAAGAATAGACTTAGCAAACATGCTACACGAACTCAGAGAGAAACTTAACGAAGTTGAAATGAAGCTCTGGGAAATCCCTCATCACGCAGAGCCAGTTCAAGAATACGAAGCAGTATTCACTGCTCCAGCAGAAGGTGATTACATGCATCCAGATACACCAACTCATGATAGACCAGAAGGTTTTTCAGATGCGGCATATTGGGATAATTGTTGCCAATGTTGGATGGAACCAACTGTATGGGAATGGGACGAATACAATTATTGCGACAATGCAAACACATCAGTATCATATGAGAGCGAAAGCAACTCATGGGTAGAAACTAATGATTGGTCAAACGGCTATGCTAATGACTGGTATGAAGCACCTACTACTGAATTTGTAGAAACAGCACATGTAGAAATGCATGACGAAGTAAATGTAGAGACAATGCCTACTGACATGCCAATGGAAACAGCACCAGAAATGGAACCTGCTCCAGAAGGTGAGACGGCACCAATGCCAGAAGGTGAGACGGCACCAATGGAAGCACCAGTTACTCATGATGAGAACGGCAATCCAATAGTATAGTTTTAACTAAACTTTAAGGGCAGTTTTCTGCCCTTTCTTTTGGCTATTGTATACTGAAACATTATAAATAGATGCTGTAATAAAGGCTGGATTAGCTCAGTTGGTAGAGCAATTGATTTGTAATCAATAGGTCGTCAGTTCGAACCCGACATCCAGCACCATTACTTGGTCCCTTTATAGGGCAATAGAAAAACGTTGCAATAAGCAACAGGATAATAAAATGGTAAAAGCAAAAGCAACCAAAAAAGTTACTAAAAAAGTAGCAAAAGCAACATCTATTCTAGATAGAGAAATCGTAGATATCGATTTTGATATTTCAAAGATAGGTGAAAATGTTCAAAAGAATGCAGAACAAATTAGTAAAAACATTCAAAAGAATGCAGAACAAATTGGAAAAAATGTTACTGCAAATGCTAACGCAGTTGGCGACAGAATGAAAGCATATCTAAATAGAAATCTAGGTTAATATTCAGACCGGGGCCATAGCTCAGCCGGGAGAGCGCCGCATTTGCAATGCGGAGGTCGGGAGTTCGATCCTCCCTGGCTCCACCACTTGACAAACTATCTCTTTACTGTATAATATATTGATTGGAGAGTTGGCTGAGCGGCTTAAAGCACTTCCCTGCTAAGGAAGAGTACGGGTAACTGTACCGAGAGTTCGAATCTCTCACTCTCCGCCAGTTTGTTTTAAAAACACAAACATTATAACTTAAATAAAGGTATAACAAACACATAGACAAGGTAAACAATGGCAAAGAAAAAAACTGCTAATAAAAAGAAAACAGTTGAAAAAACACCTGAAGCAAATAACGATGTAATGTATAAACTTCTCGATGAGAAGATAGAAATACCGTTAGGACTTTTAAGACAAAAACATATTTTTATAGCAACACCTTGTTACGGTGGGCAACTAGGCGAACCATATTTTAGAAGTATGATCAAGTTGGCAATACTATGTAATAAGTATAACATTCAATATACTATTAGTACACTTGCAAATGAAAGTTTAATTACAAGAGGTAGAAACACACTTGTAAGTTTCTTTATGGAAAACCCACAAGCAACACATTTATTCTTTATAGATGCTGATGTAGAATTTAACGCAGAAGATGTATTAAGAATGGTTGCATATGATAAACCTATTATTGTAGGAGCATATCCCAAGAAGGCACTTAACTGGACTAGCATTATAAACGCCGCAAGGAATCCTGAACTAGAAGAAACAGAAGATACTATTGAAGGGCATAGTTCTAACTATGTCGTTAACTTTGATTTTATTAAAAATGATAAAGGAGAAAATACTCCTCAAGTACAAATAGAAGATAACTTAGTTAAGTTAAAAGATGCAGGTACAGGATTTATGTGTATACAAAAGCCTGTTATACAAAAAATGTTTGATGCACATCCAGAATTTAAGTATGTAAATGATATTAATGTTGATATGAAGTTTGAACCTTTTATGTATGCATTATTTGATACAATGATAGACCCTGATAGTAGACGATACTTATCTGAGGACTATATGTTTTGTAGGACATGGCAAAACATGGGAGGGGAAGTATATTTAGACCCTCGTACAGCACTTAATCATGTAGGACATTATACATTCCGTGGTAACATTAGAAAGTTATTTACTGGTGAGAACAGCACAAAAAAACAAGGATTAGAAAGTGGCAAAGCAACAACCTAAAGAAAAATTAAACACAATATCTGTATTACTTCCAACTAGGGGTAGACAAACCGTACTAAAGGAAAGTTTAGAAAGTCTAGTAAGTAAAGCATCACACCCAGAAAGATTAGAAATACTATTTGGTGTAGATGAAGATGACGAAGGTGTTATAGAATACATTAAAAACGAAATGACTTCCATGCTTAACCAAAATAAAGTTGAAGCAAGAGCAAGTATCTTTAAGCCACTTGGCTATGAAAATTTACATGTCTATGTAAACACACTGGCTGGTTCAGCCACAGGAGAATGGCTATTCTTTTGGAACGATGATTGTTTAATGGTTACAGAAGGTTGGGACGAGGTGATTGATCAGTATAATGGACAGTTTAAACTATTAGGACCTAAAGATAATCATGAAGGTCATCCTTATGCTATCTTACCTATAGTACCACGTGATTGGTTTATACTAATGGGACATTTAAGCCAAAACGCACAGAACGATGCTTGGCTAAGTCATATTGCATATATGTTAGACATCTTTGAAAGAGTAGACTTTGAGTTTATTCATGACAGAGCTGACATAACAGGCAACAACGATGACGAAACATTTAAGAATCGTAAGTACATGGAAGGAAATCCAAGTGACCCTAAAGACTTTGGTCATGCAGATATGCAAAATGCTCGTGTTAATTCCGCACATAAGATTGCATGGTTCTTAGATAAAATAGGACAACCTTCAGAATTCTGGGGTAAAGTACTAGATGGAAAACAAGATCCTTTTGAGAAAATGCAATGGGCTGAAGGTGTTAAGGGTGCAGGACAACTAGCACCAGTTGGAGAAGAACCTGAACTGCCTGATGATACAATGATATCACTTTAGTACTTGACATAAGTACAATTTCTGCTATAATATAACTTTAAATGGAGTAAATTATGGCCACACATGCGATGATAGATATAGAAACATTGGGTACTATGCCTAATAGTGTTGTATTAACTGTGGGTGCTGTAAAGTTTGATCCATTTACCAATATAGAACCTCATGCGCCTAAACTATGGAAACTAGATGTAGACGAGCAGTCAGATAAGGACAGGTTTATAGATGAGAAAACTATAGAGTGGTGGTCTAAACAAGATAAAGAAATTCAAGACCGCTCTTTCTCTGATGAGGGCAGGGTTAAAAATATAGACTTTATGAAGGATATGAATTCTTGGCTTACTGGTTGCGACACAGTATGGGCACAAGGTCCTCAGTTTGATATGGTTATATTAGAGAACTTATTTAGAGACTTTGATATGCATATGAATTGGTTCTTTTGGCAAGTAAGTGATTGTAGAACATTATTTAAAATGATGCCTAAAGACCCTAGAAAAGATATACAAGAAGACTTACATGATGCACTTGCTGACGCACACTGGCAAGCAGTATGCGTTCAACAGTTTTTCGATATGTATAAAGTATTACCTAGATAATATATAAAGAGCGTGTTCCAACGTTCCTCGTTTCATTAATAAATCAAATTTATTGTAGTAATCAGATGCCGTTCCAAGTGATTGGTGGGTAAATCTGGCTACTACTCCTAATGGATTCGCCATTTTTTTCTCCTTTTATGTATAACATGATTGCATTATGCCAAGTAACTTTATCACTATAGTGAGCTGTTACTATTCTGCAACATTAATGTTACAATCTTGTTACATACCTATTTATCTTTTTAGTAAAAAAATATAAAAAAAGTTGATAATAACGGTTGACAAGATGTGTTTTTGTGCTATACTATGTACATAGTTTAAATTAATAAGGGAGTTACACTATGCAGTACAATATTTTTCAAGTTAAAGACCAAAGCGAACAGGCTAGAGAAGCAGGACATCACATGTTCTTTGGTAGCAAACATTTTAATCCTGAAAACTTTGGATTCTTTCAAAAGGTATGTGAAGTAGACGGAAGATGTTGTGGACTTGCTAGTGGTGATATGGATTATACTGTAAAAAGTAAAGATGAAGTATTCGCAATACTAAACGGTTCATATCATGATGAGGATACAGATACAGATAATGTATTTGAAGCTCATGTTTCAGGTTACACTTACAAAGAAGGCACCTCATCAAGAGGTGTTCCTTACAAAGTTCGTAATATGCACTCTCTAAGTGTTGGCGATATAATAGCAGAAGTTCCGCAGGTCGGCTATGAGGTCATGGACCCTAGCGATATAGTAAAGCATACAACGTACCATATGGTCGACAGTTACGGATTTACTGATATTACAGATCTATTAACAGATTTAGATATAGCAAAAGTTAGACTAGAAACTGCATAAACACTTGACAAACTGTGCTTTTCTGTTATACTATATGTATAGGTTAAATTAAGGAGTAATTAATATGGATTGTTGGAACATAATACAAAAACTGGAAACAGACAATAGCAGACTTTTTAAAGAGGGTGTTGTTGCTGATCATTTAGAAGGCGAATTTAAGCACGGTCTACAATGGGCATTAAATCCGTTAGTAACATTTGGTGTACAACAAGTACCTGTTAGTGAAGTAGACGGTAAAGGCATTACATACGATGAGTTTTACGAACTTGCTGATGCTTTATATAAAAGAGACCTTACTGGTCATGCGGCTCGTGATGCTATTATTGATGCTATGAACTTAGCAACTAATGAACAATGGAACGATTGGTACAGAAGAATTATACTTAAAGACCTACGTTGTGGTGTTAGTGTTGGTACAGTTAATGGTGTACAAAAGGGTACTGTTCCTATATTTGGTTGTATGTTAGCACATGATGGTGCTAAACACCCTAAGAAAATTAAAGGTGCTTGTTCAGTTGAATACAAATACGATGGCGTAAGAGTTATTGCTATTGTACAAAACGATAGTGCTACATTGTATTCACGTAATGGTAAAATACTTCCTAACTTTAATCTTATTGAAGATGCACTTAGCAAACCTGAGTACAATGGATTAGTTTTTGATGGTGAAGTAATGAGTGAGGACTTCCAAACATTAATGAAGCAAGTACATAGAAAATCAGGTGCTAATACTGAAGATGCATACTTGGCACTATTTGATATGCTAACACTTGAAGAGTTTGAAGCAGGTTATACTCCAATAACGTCAGTTGAAAGACGTAAACGTATGATTGATACAGTTATTGAAGACAGTAAAATTAAAGTTGTTGATGCATTTAGTGTAGACTTTGATACTGAAGAAGGCCAAGCAGAGTTTGATAAACTGAACAAACATGCCCTAGCAGAAGGCTACGAAGGACTTATGATTAAGCCTGACAGTGAAGGATACAAGTGTAAACGTTCACATGCTTGGTTAAAGGTCAAGCCTTTTATTGAGGTAACACTTACAGTTATAGCATTAGAAGAGGGCACAGGCAAAAACGAAGGCATGTTAGGTGCATTTGTTGTTGAAGGTGAAGACGATGGTAAGTTTTTCCATGTTAATGTAGGCA